GCGCCGGTGGCGCCGGCGAAGCCGATATGCCCCAGCGCGTGGCCGGCGAAAGTCTGCGCCCGCAGCACCAGGAACCAGCCGACCACGCCCCCCAGCACGCCGACGATCGCGGCGGCGGCAAAAGCGTGGCGCATGAAGTCGTACTCAAACATCGCCCGGTGCCCCGGCGCCGCGGCGGGTGTGCGTTGCCACTCGGTTCTGGAAACCGGGATCGCGCGGGATGATACGGGATGACGCGGGATTTGTGGCGGCGGAACATGGGGTTGCGGCGGGGGCGGCGGCGACGGGGTGTGGTGGGGGGAAACTGGAAACTCGGGGCATCGCGGGGGTTCTGCCATTGGAACCTGGAAAAAAATCGGCGCGGGGGATGATGCGCTGAGAGGGTGCTCAAGAGGCTCTTAGCCGGGGTGGGACCAGGCGGCCCAGGCGTGCGGGTGAACCTGGCGCAGGCGATCGAGGAACTGCAGGTCGGCATCGGGGATGAGCCGGGTGCCGGCGCCATGAAGCGCCTGATGGCAAAGGACCTGCGCGGAAAGGGTGGTTGGCGCAATGCCGGGGTGCGAACCGGCGCCGAGGAAAAATATAGCCTCGCCGCCGGAAGAACCGAGGATGGGGGAGCTGGCGGTCAGGCCGGGCGCGAACGTGGCCGTGATCGAAACATAGAGCGGCCAGCCGAGGCGCCCCGCGGTCCAGGTGGGCGCCGATGTCTGCTGCTCGATCTCGATCCTGGTGACCAGCGACAGCGATTTCTTGAGGTCCGGGCAGCGACGATAGAGCGCCTGCAAAGCACGCAGGTCGAGAGCGCGAGTGGCGGGGCGGTGTTCCCAGATATCGAAGCGCGGCGCGGCGGAGGCGGGGAAGGCGAGGATCAGGAGGATGAACAGGATCACGCGGCGCATGAAACGGGACCTTCCGAGGCGCGGGGGGAGTGTGAGTTCCATCGTGACGACACCGTTGACGCGGACGGAAATGGTGGGAGGCGGACGCTCCGCAGGAGGCGGCGGCAGTACGGTCTCGGCGCGGACGATCGAGGTAAGTACGTCGATATTCTCTGGCATTCCCCGAGTCCCACGCTCACGACGGCGTGACGATGGTGGGGGCGGCTAACCATGTCAATCATCATGTGGTGAGAGCGGCGGCCGTTCGGGCGCGCGGAGTTCATCGTAGATCAGCAACAAGATTTGCGCGAAGCGATGTGGGCTCGGGAGGCGGTTCTCGTCGGCATAGAGGCGCTGGGCGCGGCGGATCGCCTCGGCGAGCCGATCGACATTCATCGGGGCGACGGCAGGCACTGGCGGGGCGCTCGGCGCCGCACCGGGGCGCATCGGGCCGCGGCCGGCGGCCAGCCAGTCCAGGGTCACGCCGGTGGCATCGGCCAGGGCGATGAGGGCCGAAGCCTTCATATCCCGGCCGCCCAGATAATTGTTGAGAGTGCCGATCGGGACGCCTGAGCGGGCGCTGACGGCCTTGTTACCGCCGGCCGCGCCGACCGCCTGGCGGAGCCTTGCGGCCCGCTCAACGATTTCGGAGATCGTCGCGCTATCTGCGAAATCCCCGATTTCCGTTTCAGTCTCTCCAAAGCCGCCTGTTTTCGGCGTCATATCAACACGCTGACTCCATGTCGTCCGAGTGTGGCCGCTCCGCGAACTGCGAAATGGCCATTTAGGTATTGACGGGCGTCTCGAATGGGCTGAAGGTCCGAGTAATTGGATACTCCGGAGTCGAGATGGCCCTCCCGCGACGCCCTGCTCCCGTGCCGGTTTTGGCACATCCGGCCTCCGGATGGCACCCGGAGGATATCCGGGCGGCCATCCGTAAGCGCTACGGCACCCTCCGCGCCCTTTCGCTCAGCTTCGGCATGGACCCCGCCACCGTCTCCGTCACGCTCCTGCGCCCGAATGCCTCCAGCCGGGTCGAGCGGCTGATCGCCGCGGCAATCGGCGAGACCCCCCATGCACTTTGGCCAGACCGGTGGAGCAAAGCGGGCGAACCGCTGCCGCGTGCCGCCCTGGCAAAGGCTGCGCCGCGCTTCCCCTCCATTTCCAGTCAGAAAAGAGACGCCGCATGAACGTGCAGAACGAACTGCTGGTGCTGCCGCTCGACCGGGTGATTGTGCCGCCGGATCGGCTGCGCGAGGTCGATCCGGAACGCGCGAAGTCGATGGCGGTGTCGATGGCCGAGCGCGGTCAGATCACGCCGATCGAAGTCGGGCCGGCGGACGCGGACGGGAACCACACGCTGATCATCGGCGCGCACCGGCTTGCCGCTGCAAAGATCGCCGGGCTGAAAACCATCCGCGCCACCGTGTTCGATGGCGATCCGCGCGAGCGGCGCCTGCGCGAGATCGACGAGAACCTGTATCGGCACGAGCTTAACCCGCTGGACGAAATGGTGTTCCTGGCCGAGCGCCGGGCCATCTTCGAGGACCTCCACGGGAAGGTAAAGCCGGGGCGCCCTAATTCCCGCAATCTGCGACAATTATCGTTCTTCGACGACACCACCCAACGGTTCGGCCTTTCGCGGCCCATGATCGAGCGGTCGCTGAGCCGGTTTTCGAAGCTCGCGGATGACGTGTTGCTCTCGCTGCGGCGGCATCCGATCGCCAGGAGCGGCGCTGATCTCGATGCGCTCGCGCGGCTGCCGGTGACCGAACAGCGCCAGGTCGCCGCGATGCTGCTGTCGGAGACCAATCCCACCCCGAACGTGCGCGCGGCGATCCGCGTGTTGCGCGGCGACGCCAGCGAAAACCTTTCCCCCGATCGCGGCCTGAAATCGCTGTGCCGGGCCTGGAGCAACGCGACGGAGGCAGATCGTCGCGCCTTCGCGCAATGGCTGTTCAAGGAAGGCCACCTGGACGGCAAAGGCCGTGACGCGCTGCTGCGGGGCATGGGGGTCTGACCATGCGCCCCGTGGCCGGACAACTCGATCTGCTCGATTGGACGCCGCCGCAGCCGGTGGCGCGGTTCGACGAACGGTCGATCCGGGCGCGGGGCGTTTCCGCCACGATGTCGCGGGCGGTGGCCGCGAGCCTGCGGGAGTGCGACGCGCCGCGCGACGTTGTGGCGCGGCGGATGAGCGAGTTCCTCGGCCAGACGGTCAGCCGGCACATGCTGGACGCCTATGCGTCCCAAGCGCGCGACGAACACGTGATCAGCCTGCCGCGCTTCATCGCGCTGCTGCACGCGACCGGCGATCGGCGGCTGTTGCAGGCGGTGGCCGACCTGTTCGGCTGGGCGGTGATCGAGGCGCGCTACCTGCCGATGATCGAGATGGCCGCGGTGCAGCAGCAGCGCCAGGCGCTGGCGCATAAGGCGCGGGTGCTGTCGCTCGCGGTCGCCCGCGAAAGGAAGACACGCGCATGATGGCGCGGGAGTGGTTCTCCGCCGCGGAGATCGCGGCGATGGGGCTGCCGGAGACGCCGGCCACCGCGCGCGGCGTGCAGATCGCACTGGCGCGCTTTCCCGCCGATCCGACGATGGAAAACCTCCGCTGGCGCGCGCGGACCGGCCGCGGCGGAGGGGTGGAATACCACTACACGGCGCTGCCGGCGGCGGCGCAGGCGCAGATCGTCGCCCGCTTCAACGAGACCGGCGCGGCGGCCGAGAAAGCCCGCGCCTCCGGGCCGGCCCGCGAGGATATCTGGGCGTGGTTTGAAGCGCTGCCGGCGAAAAAACGCGACGAAGCGGCGCGCAAGCTGGAAGCGCTGGACGCGGCGCGGGCGCTGACATCCGCGCGGATCGGCCGGGTGCAGGCGATGAAACTGGTCGCCGAGCGGACCGGCATCGCGCTGTCCAGCCTGTATCAGTGGGAAAAGGCGGTGGCGTGCGTCCCGCGCCACGACTGGCTGCCGTATCTGGCGCCGCGCCACGCCGGCCGCGCCGGGCACGAGATCGAGTGCCCGGCGGACGCCTGGGACGTGCTCAAGGCCGACTATCTGCGGCCTGAGAAACCCACCTTCGCCAGTTGCCACGGGCGCCTGGTGCGGATTGCCGCCGCGAAGGGCTGGACGCTGCCCGCTGCGCGCACGCTGGCGCGGCGGATCGAGGCGCTCCCGCGCGAGCTGGTGGTGCTCACACGCGACGGGATCGAGGCGCTGAAGCGCATGTATCCCGCGCAGGAGCGCGATCGCGGCATCTTCCACGCGCTGGAGGCGGTGAACGCCGACGGGCACAAGTGGGACGTGTTCGTGCGCTGGCCGGACGGCGAGATCGGCCGGCCGATGATGACGGCGTTCCAGGACCTGTATTCCGGGCTGATCCTGTCCTGGCGGGTCGATCGCTCGGCCAACAAGCACGCGGTGCGGCTGGCGTTCGGGGATCTGGTCGAGAAATACGGCATCCCGGACCATTGCTGGCTGGATAACGGCCGCGACTTCGCCAGCAAGTGGCTGACCGGCGGCACGCCGAACCGGTATCGGTTCAAGGTGAAAGACGACGAGCCGGTCGGGATCATGACCACGCTCGGCGTGGCGATCCATTGGACGACGCCGTACCACGGGCAATCCAAGCCGATCGAGCGGGCGTTCCGCGACTTCGCGGGCGGCGCGGCCAAGCATCCCAGGTTCGCCGGGGCCTATGTCGGCAACTCGCCGATGGCGAAGCCGGAGAATTACGGCAACGCGGCGGTGCCGATCGAGGTGTTCCTGGCGACGATCGGCGAGGAGATCGCCGCGCATAACGCCCGCATCGGGCGCCGCACCAAGGTGTGCGACGGTCGGCTGTCGTTCCAGGCGGCGTTCGACGCCAGCTACGCCACCGCGCCGATCCGCAAGGCGACGCCTGAGCAGCGGCGGTTGTGGCTGATGGCGGCCGAGGCGGTTTCGACCGATCGGCGCGACGGTTCGGTGCGCCTGGAAGGGAACCGCTACTGGGCGGAGTTCCTGGTGCAGCGGCGGGGGCAGAAGGTCACCGTCCGGTTCGATCCGGCCACGCTGCACGAACCGCTGCACGTGTATCGCGTGGACGGCGCGTACCTGGGCGCGGCGGCGTGCGTGGAAGCCGCCGGGTTCGCGGACAGCGACGCGGCGCGGGAGCACGCGCGCAAGCTGGGCGCCTTCACGAAGGCGACCAAGGAACTGGCGAAGGCGGAACGGCGGCTGTCGATCCAGGACGTGGCGGCGCTGCTGCCCGCGTCCGCGGAACCGACGCCTCCGCCGGAGACCAAGGTGGTGCGGCTGGTGGCGGGGAATACCGCGCTGCGGCCGGTCGCGGTGGCGGACGAAGACGAACAGCCGCGCGACGAACAGCTGTTCCTCCGTGCCGTTCGCATGCAGGGCGCCGCGCGCGGCCTGCTGCGGGTGGTGGAGGAAGAGGACGGGGGAGCCGGGTAGCCGCCCGTCTCCCCCGAGGCACGTCAACGCAAACAGAGGGTTCATAGCATGGTCGATCTCGGGGGCGCAGCCCCTTCCCTTTTGACCGCGGAGCAGCAGGACGCTGTGCGGGACGCGGTGCGCCAGGTGATGGCGGCCGAGGCGATGACGATGACGGCGGTCGCGAAGGCTGCCGGCATCCCGTACGGCACGTTCAGCGCGTGGCTGGGCGGCACGTATCAGGGCCGCGGCGAGCGGGTGGCGGACGAGGCCGGCCGCTGGCTGGAGGCGCGGAAGGTGGAGCAGCGCACCCGCGCGCTGGCGCCGACCGCGCCGGAGTTCCTGATGACGCCGAGCGCCGAGGCGTTCTTCGGCGTGTTCGCGCACGCGCAGCACATGATCGACCTGGTCATCATTTCCGGCGGCGCGGGCGTCGGGAAGACCTCGGCGGCCGAAGCATATCGGGCGCGCACGCCGAACACATGGGTGCTGACCGCCGAGCCGTGCTTCTCCACCCCGCGGATGCTGCTGGACGATCTGGCGGAGACGCTCGGGATCTCCGAGCGGTATTCGGCGCAGAAGGTTTCCCGCGCGATCGTGCGGCGGCTGCGCGATTGCGGCGGCCTGCTGATCATCGACGAGGCGCAGCATTTGGGCACGCTGGCGCTGGACCAGCTGCGCACGATCCATGACCTGGCGCATGTCGGCGTGGCGCTGGTGGGCAACGAGAGCGTGTACGCGCGGCTGGAAGGGGCGGCGCGGACGCCAGCGTTCGCGCAGCTTTACTCGCGGGTGGGGATGCGGCTGCCGCGCGCCAAGCCGGTGAAGCGCGACATCGATGCGCTGCTGGACGCCTGGAAGGTGGAGGGCGAGCGCGAGCGGCGGTTGTTGCACGCGATCGCGCGGAAGCCGGGAGCGCTGCGCGGCATGACCAAGACGCTGCGGATGGCACACATGCTGGCCGGCGCCGAGGGCGCCGCGATGAGCGAACAGTATGTGCTGATGGCCTGGCAGCGGCTGAGCAACAGCGATCTGACGGAGACGGCGTGATGGAGCCCTTTCCGTTGGCGCCGAAGGCGCAGCAGCTGCAGCGCACGCTGACGATCGGCGACGCCGTGAGCGCGGAAGTCCTGCGCGCGGCGTCTCTCTGGCCCGCGTTCAACAGCGCGCATGAAGGGTTTGCGGTACTCCTGGAGGAGGTCGAGGAACTGAAGGCGCACGTCTTTACGAACCAGAAGCGCCGCGACCTGGAGGCGATGCGAGCGGAGGCGATCCAGGTCGCCGCGATGGCGCAGCGCTTCGTCCTGGACGTGTGCGACGGCCAGCGAGGGAGGAAGTGATGGGCCCCGACATCATCCTGGAAGGCACGAACGATCGCGGCGAGCAGGTGTTCGCCGTGTGGACGGAGACGACCGCCCCGAAGGCGTTCCTCGCGCATTTCGAGGTTCCTGCTTGCTGTTCGGTGCTGTCCGTCGGGGAGGCGGGTGCCGTCGAGGTTTCCCGCCGCGACGGCGCACAGGGCTTCGTGTGCCGGTTCATGCGGGACAAGGTCGCGCTGGCCTCCCAGGTGTTCCAGCACGACAGCGACGTGGTGCGGTTCCTGGAGCGGTGGTTGCCGCGGACCACGAAGGCGGACGCGGAGGCTCCACGATGATCCGGGCACTGATCGGGCGCGCGGTGCTGCATTGCATCGACCGCGCGGCGCTTCGGGCGACGGCGAAAGCGCCGGAGGTGCGGCAGGTGTCGCGGGCCGGCATGACCGAGGCGCAGATCACGGACTGGGCGCGCGGCAAGCGGATCGACTGGTCGCAGACCGGGACCCCCCGCATTCCGCATCGGGGGCGCGTGTCGTGACGGTGCAGATCAGCACGATCCAGCGGCTGGTGGCGGCCGAGTGGAACGTGAGCGAACTCACGCTGCTGTCGCGGCGGCGGGACCGGCGGGCGGTCGATGCGCGCCAGGTCGCGATGTGGTTCGCGCGGACCATGACGGGCCGCAGCTTCGAGGCGATCGGGCGGCGGTTCGCGGATCGCGACCACTCCACGGTTATGCACGCAGTCCGGCGGGTGACCGAGCGGCTGGCGGCCGGCGACGAGCTGGTGGGGCCGGTGATGCGGCTCAGCATCGCGTTCATCGATATCGACATGAAGGGGGCCTGAGAGATGGCGAAGAACAGCCCGAAGACGAAGGCGCCCGCGCAGACCGCGCTGGTGCCGCAGACGCGCGAGGAAGTGGCCGAGGCGATCGCGCGCATCGGCCAGCACACCCGCGACCGGGCGCGGATCGAGGCGGCGATGAACGACGAAATCGCCGAGATCAAGCGCCGGTTCGAACAGGACGCGCAGCCGCATGGCGACGCGATCCGCGGGTTGCTCGCCGGCGTGCAGACCTGGTGCGAAGCGCACCGCACCGAACTGACCGAGGGCGGGAAGGTGAAGACCGCGGCGTTCACCTCCGGCGAGGTGCGCTGGCGGAACACGCCGCCGTCCGTGACGGTGCGCGCGGTCGAGACGGTGCTGAAGGCGCTGCGCGCGGCGGGGCTCGAGCGGTTCGTGCGGGTGAAGGAGGAGGTGAACAAGGAGGCGATCCTGGCCGAGCCGACGGCGGTGAAGGGGATCGCGGGGATCTCCATCAAGTCGGTGGAGGAATTCGTGGTGGTACCGTTCGAGGCCGAGCTGGCCGAGGCGGCGTCGTGACCGCCGTCGTGCATGTGCTCGGGCTGCTCGGTCTGATCGCAGATCGGCTGCTTCGGGCGGCAGCCTACACCTGGACAGCCACGACGCTGATCGAGTGGGCAATCAAGCGCACCCTGAGGCGACGCCCATGACCGAACCACGGAACGCGCGCGAGATGGCGGCGGCCGCAAACCGGGCGCGGATGATCGCAAAGGTGCACGTGGCGCGGAAGCAGCTCGCGATGGAGGAGGGGTCCTATCGCGCGCTGCTAATGCGGATCGCGGGTGTGGACAGCGCGCGGGCGTGCAGCGCCTACGCGCTGGGCGATGTGCTGGCGGAGTTCGAGCGGCTGGGGTTCTCCCCCAGCCGCGCGGCGCGGCGCGACCGCCGGCCGCACGTGCGGAAGATCTACGCGATCTGGGGAGACCTGAAGCCGTTGCTGGACGCGGCGGACGACGAGGCGCTGCGCGGGTTCGTGCGGCGCCAGACCCGGAGCGCGAAGAACCCGAACGGTGTGGGCGCGCCGGAATGGCTGGACGGCCACGAGGCCACGAAAGTGATCGAGGGGCTGAAGGGCTGGCTGGCGCGGGTGCGGGCCGAACGCGCCCGCGTTGCGGCGTAGGGAGGGGAAGATGCGCGAGATCAGGTCGGCCCCGCTCGACGACAGCGACCTTGCCATGCTGCGGGCCGCGCCGTTCACGCTGACGACACAGCGCGGGAAGAACCTGGCGCAGGCCGAGGCCGCGCGGTTCCGGCGGGCGCATAAGCTGCGCTGCGCCGGGCTGCTCGCCGGCGATCTGCGGCGCGATGGGCCGTGGACGCATCTGGATTTCCGCCGCACCGAGGCCGGTGGGCTGGCGCTGCGGGGGACGACATGAGCGGGCGTCGTGTGGCCAAGCCCCTCTGGAAGCCCGCCATCGATCCCTACCTGGAGTTCCGAGAGGCCGAGCCGACCCTGAAGGTGCTGGAGGCGCTGGGCTACCAGATCTCCCGCGTCTCCCGGCTTCGCATGCTGGCGAACGGCCGGTGCGTGCGGCGGATCTGCTATACGAAACGAACCGACGGCGCGCGCCTGGTGGTGCGGTTTGCGGTCACCATGCTGCCGACCGAGGCGCCATGATCGAGCCGCGCCCGCCCGCCGAGCTGGACTGGCTGACGGAGATCGTCGGCGCGGAGGGCGTGCTCGCGCTGATCGAAGCGGCGGGCGGTACGGAGATCTACGTGCCCGCGACGCTGCGCGCCGATCATCCGCTGGTGGCGATGCTCGGCGCGGAGGCGGCGGCGGCGCTGGCGAAGGAGCGGGGCGGCGCGGTGATGCGGGTGCCTCTAGCCAAGACATGGCGCGCATGGGTATATCGCGCCCGAGGGATGACCCACGCGGCAATTGCCCGCAAGCTGGGGTGCCAGGATACCACCGTGTTCGCGATGATGCGCGCCCGGCCGGAGACACGGCAGACCTCCCTTCCGTTGCCCGTTCCCCGCAGGACCGACCCTATCAGGCGATAGGGTGTCTGGGGCCTTGTGCGCCCCCTAGCGTGCGCCCGTCGGTTTGTTCCGGAACGGGTCGCGATGTCGGTTTCTCCCACCTCATTCGAGCGCGCTTTCCGCGTCGTTGTCGGCGAGGAAGGGGTTCTGTCGCTGAACCCGCTCGATCCCGGCAACTGGACCGGCGGCTGGCAGAACAAGGGCCGGCTGCGCGGCACGAAATACGGGATCAGCGCGCGGGCGTTCCCGACGCTGGACATCCGCAACCTGACGCTGGCGCAGGCGCGGGCGATCTACCGGGTGAAATACTGGGACCGGATCGCCGGCGACGCGCTGCCGCGCTCGGCCGCGCTGCTGGTGTTCGATGCGGCGGTGAACCAGGGCGTCGGGATCGCGGCGCGCTGCCTGCAATACGCGGCCGGCGTGGGCGCGGATGGCGTCGTCGGGCCGGAGACGATCGCCGCAGTGCGGGTGACGCCGCTCGGGCCGTTGCTGGTGGAGATCGCGGCGCGGCGGGCGGTTGCCTACGCGCAGGACGAAGACGCGCCGACGTTCCTGCTGGGGTGGTTCCGCCGCCTGGAGCGGGTCGCGGCGCTGGCAATCCTTGATGGAGGGGTAAATGGTTGATCTGAACCCGGTGGCGCACGCGCTGCTGGCGCTGGCCGCGGCTGCGTTCACGGCGGCGATGCCGTTCCTGGTGCCTGGGCTGCGGCGATTGGTCGGGGTGAACATCAACGCGGCGCAGGCCGCGGTGATCGATGCCGCCGTGAAGCGCGGCGCGGGGACCGCGTATCACCTGCTGCTGGCGAACAACGCGACGATCGCCGACGTGCCGCTGCGCAACGCGGCGCTCGCGACGGGCGTGGAATACGTGCTGCGGATGGTGCCCGCCACGCTGAAAGCGTTCGGGCTGACGCCCGATCATGTCGAGGCGATGGTCTCGGCAGAACTCGCGCGGCTGGTGCCGGGCGCGGGCGTGGCGGCGGTCGGCGTGGGAGTGGCTTCGCCCGTGACGCCGCCGGCGCCGCGGCCCGTGGACGCAACGCCCGATCAGTCCGGCGCCGCGATCGCGCGCGTGCTGGGGATGTTCGTGCTGCTGGCGGCGGTGGGCGGCGCGGTATCGGCCTGCACGGCGCAGCAGCAGGCGCAGGCGACGGTGGCGATCCAGATCGCCTGCCAGGTCGATGGCAGCGTGCAGCCGATCGCCGCCGGCGTGGTGTCCAGCCTGGGGCCTGCCGCCGCGGCGGCGGCAAGCACGGACAGCCTGCTGGTACATCCGGCGATTGTTTCGGCCTGCAAGAGCCTGGGCGGCACGCCGGTGGTGACGACGCCGGGCGCGACGGGCGCGACCGGCATCGTCGTGGTGCCGGCGGCCACGCCGGTGCTTGCCGCGCCGGCGACCGCGACCGCGCCAGCCGCGCCTGTGGCGCCGGCGAAGTAGCGGCACGCCGATGGACGACGCCGATCAGGCGCAGGCGCTGGAAGAAGAGCACCTGCGCCGCGGGATCGCGGAGGCGCGGGCGATCCCGCAGGTGGCGCTGCGGGCCGGAACCGACTGTCTCGCCTGCGGCATCGAGATCCCGGCCGCACGGCGCGCGGCGGTGCCGGGCTGCTGCCTGTGCGTGACCTGCCAGGAAGGCGCGGAGCGCGCGATGGGGCGGGGCTGATGGATATCGGGCAGATCAGCGGGGCGATCAGCGCGGTGGTGTTCGGCGGCGGCGCGGTGCTCGGCCTGGTGCGGCTGAACATGCGCGGCGCGTTCACCAGCCTGTCGGCGCACAGCAAGCTGGAACAGCGCGTGGACGCGATGGAAGACCGCATGCAGCGCGGCCCGAACCAGCAGGATCTGAACGCGATGTCGATCCGGCTGGCGGACGTCGAAAGAGGCGTGGGTGTGATGGGCGCCACGCTGGGCGGCGTGCGCGACGCGATGACGCGGGTCGAGCACATGACCGATCTGCTGCTGAAATCGTCGCTCCAAGGGGAGAAGCGCGGGACATGAGCCTGGAAAACGTCCTGGCCGAGGACCGGCGCCTGGTCATCCTGCGCGCGCTGAGCGAGAGCGGCTACCGCGCCAACGAAAGCGTGCTGCGCAAGGGGCTGGACGCCTTCGGCCATCGCGTCGGCGCCGATCTCGTGCGCGCCGATCTGGAGTTCCTGCGCGGACACGGGCTGGTGCGGATCGAGGTGCTGCATCCGGCGAGCGGCGATCTGTGGCTGGTGCACCTGACGGACGCCGGGAACGACGTCGCGAGCGGCACCTATCACCCCGGCGTCGCGCGCCGCGGCCCCGCGGGCTGACCGCGATGGCACGGCCATCGACGATCGACCAACTGCCGGAGGAGATCCGCTCCGAGATCGGGCGGCTGCGCATGCAGGGCGTCACGATCGACGGCATCCTGGCGCATTTGCGCCAGTTGCACGGCGCGACGACGGTCAGCCGGTCGGCGCTGGGGCGGCACATCAAGGGGATCGAGAAGCTCGGCGAGCGCATCCGCCGGTCGCGCCAGGTGGCCGAGGTGCTGGTGAAGGAACTCGGCGAGGCGCCGGAAAGCCAGGCGGCGCGGATGAACATCGAGTTGATGCACAACGCGGTGCTGGATCTGTTCATGCGCTCGGCCGACGACGAGGACGTGAACAAGGCCGGCGCGGACGCGCTCGCCGGCGATCCGGCGGGCGTGATGATGCTGGCGAAGGCGCTGGATCATCTGACGCGGGCAAGCCGCAGCAACGTGGATTTCGTGGTGGCGGCGGAGAAGCGCGCGACCGAGCGGGCGAAGACCGCGGCGGCGAAAGCGGTGGACGCGGTCGCGCGGGAGAAGGGGATCAGCGGCGAGACGCTCGACGCGATCAAGGCCGGCATCTTCGGGGTGAAGGCGGGATGAACGCACTCGGCGATGTCGTCGCGGCCTATTCGGGCTCGGACGGCGATGTGACGAAGGCATTGTACGCGCGGCTGGAGCAGGTCGGCACCCTCGGCGTCGTCGCTGTGAACCTGTTCCGCGCGCAGAAGAACAGCGATCGTGCGAAGGTCTATCGGCGTCGTGCCTTCCGCGGGGCAGCCTACGACCGCAAGCAATGGGCGATCGACAACCTGGCCGAGGTGCTCGCCGCGCACGCGGATGTCAACGATATCCGGTGGGGCTGGGGCCGCGACGAAACGCAGGCGTTCCATGATGTGGTGCTCTATGTCGATCTGCCCACCGGACAGGTGAGCTTCCACACCAACCGCCGCGGGGAGGGACCTGACTACCCGGACGAGTGGGACGGGATGCCCGGCAAGTCGGCTGATCGCATCATGCGGTGGTGCGCCAGGCTGCTTAACGGCGGCACGATTGTCGGCTGCGGCGAGGCGGCGGGATGATCGACGATATCGCCCTGGCCGGCCTGTCCGCTGCCGCCTACACAGCGGCGCCGACCTGGTGGCAGGGCGACGTGCACGCCTGCCTGACGGAAACGCCGGGCGCATCGGTGATTGCGTTCCGCGGCACGGTGATGACCGACGCCGAGGCGTGGTTGCAGGACCTGGACGCGGTGCCGGTATGGCGCAACGGGATCGGCTATTGCCACCGCGGGTTCATCGAAGATGCCGAGGCGATCTGGCCGGGCATCAAGCTCGCGGTGCGCAGCCGCCCCTTCATCCTGACGGGGCACTCGCTGGGCGGCGCTCTGGCGGTGTGCACGGCGGCGCTGATGGCGAGAATGGGTGTGCTGCCCGTCCTGGTGGTGACGTTCGGCGCGCCGCGGGTCGGTGAGTTGGAACTGCGCGAGCTGCTGGCCGCGGTGCCGATCCGGCAATACCAGCACGGCAACGACCCGGTGCCGGACATGCCGCCGTTCTTCATGCACGCGCGGGTGCCGCTGCTGCACATCGGCGCGGCGGCGGAAGACCCGATCGATTGCCACGCGATCGGCGGCTACCAGGCCGCGCTGGCGGCGTCGCCATGAAGGGCCAGATCGCCATCGGCGCGGCGGTGCTGGAGGAGGATACCCGCTGGCTGGTGGGGCCGCACGACAAGCGGCGCCTGACGCCACAGCGGGCGGCGCTGCTGGTCGCGCTGCATGCTGCGAAAGGGCGCACCGTGACGCGCGAGCAGCTGCTGAGCGCGATCTGGGACGGCCGCGGCCGGGAGCCGGCGTTCAAGCTGGTGGACATTCTGGTCTGCCACGTGCGGCGCGCGCTGGAATATGTCGGCGCTGGCGATGCGATCGAGACCAACCACGGCGCGGGCTACCGCATGAGGGAAGGGGTCGCGGCGCCGTCTCCGGTGCTGCTGGACAGCCGACGCGCGGGGCTGCTGATCGATGTGCTGAAGGTCGCGGCGCGGGTCGAGCCGGCGCTGGTGCAGGAGTTCCTGCGCGCATGACCACTCTGCCCGATGTCTTTCTGCCCTATCAGCAGGCGCTTTGGCAGGCGATCGACGAACACCGCGTGGTCGCGGTGGAGAAGTCGCGCCGCACCGGGTTTTCCTGGGCGGCCGGCGCGATCGCGGACGGCTATGCGGCGTCCACCCGCGGCGCGGGCGGCATGGACGTGTTCTACATGGGCTACAACCAGGAGATGGGCCGGGAGTTCATCGGCTACGTCGGCGAATGGGCGAAGACGATGCAGCTCGCCGCCGGGGCGATGCAGGAAGAAGTCTTCGTCGATCCCGACCATCCGGAGCGCGACCTGAAGGCGTTCCGGGTGCGCTTCGCTTCCGGCTTTGAAGTGGTGGCATTGCCATCCGTCGCGCGGGCGCTGCGCGGCAAGCAGGGCCTCGTGATCCTGGACGAGGCCGCGTTCATGGACGAGCTGGACGAGGTGCTGAAGGCCGCGCTCGCGCTGCTGATGTGGGGCGGCAAGGTGGTGATCATCTCCACCCACAACGGCGAGACGAACCCGTTCAACCTGCTGGTCAACGACATCCGCGCGGGGCGCAAGCCGTATCACCTGCTGCGGCTGACGTTCGACGAGGCGCTGGCGCAAGGGCTGTATCGGCGCATCTGCTTCACGCGCGGCGAGGCGTGGACGGCGGAGAAAGAAGCTGCCTGGCGCGCGGAGATCATCAGCTTCTACGGCGACGCGGCGGACGAGGAACTGTTCGTCATCCCCAGCCCGACCAGCGGCACCTTCATCCCGGGGCCGCTGATCGAGCTTCGCATGCGCGCGGATGTGCCGGTGCTGCGGCTGGAACGCGACGCCGGGTTCACGCTGCTGCCGGAGATCATGCGGCGCGCCGATATCGCCGACTGGATCGGCGAGCATCTGACGCCGGTGCTGGCGACGCTCGATCCGGAGACGCCGCACGCCTTCGGGTTCGACTTCGCGAGAAAGGGCGATCTGTCGGTGATGATGCCGCTGGCGATCGGCCGCGACATGGTGCGGCGCACGCCGTTCGTCCTCGAGCTGCGGAACGTCCCGTTCGGCCAGCAGCGCCAGGTGCTCTGGCATGTGATCGACCGGCTGCCGCGGCTGCGCGCGGGCAAGATGGACGCCGGCGGCAACGGCAGCCAGATCGCCGAGGAAACCATGCAGCACTACGGCGCCGTGATCGAGCCGGTGATGATGACCGAGCCGTGGTATCGCGAGCACATGCCGGCGCTGAAAGCGGCGTTCGAGGACGGCACGATCGAGATCCCGCGCGACCGGGAGACGGGCGACGATTTCCGGACGTTGAAGCTGATCCGCGGCGTGGCGCGCGTGCCGCCGGCGCGGCGTGACGACGAGGGCAAGCGGCGCCACGGGGACGCGGCGATCGCCGGCGTGCTGGCGATCGCGGCCAGCCGGGCGGAGCCGGAGGTCTATGCGTACGAGAGCGCGCAGCCGCGGCGTGAGACCTTCGGCGGTGAGCACGCCTGGCGCGAGCAGGCCGATCCGAACGAAGACGACGAGATGCCGGGTGCCTCCCGCCGCGGGCTGCTGCCGGCGCTGCATGGGGTGCCGTTGCGATGAGCGCGCATGACCTGGTGGCCGAGTTCATCGCCGCGCGCGGCGTGACGCGCGGCCCGGCGGCGGCGGTGCTGGAAACCACCGCGACGATCTCGGCCGAGGATCGCGCGGCGCTGGAAGCGCATGCCGCCGCGCTGGCGGCAAAGGATGCGGGCTACTTCCAGGCGCGCAGCGCGGCGGCGAAACGCGGCTGGCGCGCGCACGGCCTGGCGCGGCGGCAGTTGATCGCCGCGTCCGTGCAGCGGAGGCGTGGCGATGGCGCTTGACCCGGACGATATCGACCGCGTGCGCGCGGCGGTTGGCGACGCCGCTGTCCTGATGCTGCGGGCTTTGGAGAAGGCGCCGATCCGGCCGAGCAGCGCAGACGCGCGGGCGCTGCGGCGGTTGCGGCACAGCGACCCGCTGGGGCTGTCGGACGAAGACCTGGCCACCGTGCGGCTGCTGGCCTGGCGCTATCGCCGCGCGCTGCCGCGCCACCTGGCGCCGCGGCTGCCGCCGGGCGATCCGATCGTGCAGGAAATGGAGGAAGCGGATGGCTGAGGTGCTGGTGGACGATCTGATCGTGCGGTTCCTGGCGGACAATCCGCCGCCCGACAAGAAAGACGCGATCGCGCTGCTGCGGATCTTCGCCGCGGCGCTGCGGTCGCCGCAGGATATGGCCGCTGCGCTGGATCGCGCCGCGGCGCGGCTGGAAGGGGTGACGGGTGCTTGAAATCGCGTGGGCGATCGTGCTGATTGCCGCGGGCGTCCTCGTGGGTCTTTTCTTGGTCGAGGCGTTCTTCGCAACGGTGGTTCTCCCCCGCCGTGGCGGCTACCAGCCGACGCACGATCTTCCGAAGGGGAAGCCGCCGCGCGGCGGCAGCGCCGTGCGCCGGCCGGAGAGGGGACCGCATGTCTGACACCGCCTCCCGCCTGATCGACCAGTTCGGCAACCCGATCCGGCGCGCCGACATCGCGGCGCTGCGCGAGCAGATCGCGGCGCCGGACGCGGCGCAGGGCCGGCCGCCGTTCCAGGGGCACCTCGCGTTCGGGATGAACCCCCAGCGCATGGGGGCGGTGCTGCAAGGCGCGGACAGCGGCAACAGCCTGGACTGGCTGATCCTGGCCGAGGAGATCGAGGAACTGTTCCCGCACTACCTGGCGGTGCTGAGCAAGCGGAAGCGGAACGTCAGCCAGCTGCAGATCACCGTGAAGGCGGCCGACGACAAGGCGGCCGAGGCGGAGAAGCACGCGGAGTTCGTGCGCGCGTGGCTGGCGGAGAAGGTGCTCGCCCGCGCGATGTTCGATATCTGCGACGGGCTGGGCAAAGGCTTCAGCGTGAGCGAGATCGTCTGGCGCACGGAACCGGGTCGCGTGGCGCCGGCGGAGATCATCTACCGGCCGCAGCGGTTCTTCGAGTTCTCCTGGCAGGACGGGAAGACCATCTGGCTGCGGAACGGCGCCGGCTACGCGGACCTGGTGCCGCACAAGTTCCTGGTGCACCGGCACCCGAGCAAGTCCGGCGCGATCATCCGCTCCGGCCTGACGCGCATCGTGGCGTGGCTGTGGATGTTCTCGACCTACACGCTGCGGGACTGGGCGGTGTTCTGCCAGGCCTATGGGCTGCCGATCCGGGTCGGGCGGTATGGGCCGGAGGCGTCCGACAGCGACAAGCGCGTGCTGTGGCGGGCGGTGAGTTCCGTCGCCGGCGACGTGGCGGCGATCATCCCGAAGTCGATGGAGATGGAGTTCGTCGAGACCAAGGGCAGCGAGCACGGCGGGGACCTGTTCCACAAGCGGGCGGACTGGCTGAACTTCGAGGTCTCGAAGCTCGTGCTCGGCTCGACCGCCGCGACCGACGCGGTGAAGGGCAGCTACGGCGCGGCCAAGGCGCACAAGGCGGTGGAAGACGACGTGGAGCGGGCTGACGCGGAGATGCTGGAAACGTCGATCCAGCAGCAGATCGTCGAGCCGATGATCAGCTTCACCTTCGGCCCGCAGGTCGCGTATCCGACCATCACGATCGGGCAGCCCGACCAGGTGCCGCTGAAGGATCTGATCGCGGCGGTGGGCGACCTGGGCAGCCAGGGGCTGAAGGTGAAGGCCAGCGAGATCCTGGACCGGTTGCAGCTGTCGCCGCCGGAGGCGGGGGACGACACGATCGGCGGCACGCCGGCGCCCCCGCCGGCGCCGGTGGTGGCGCGGCTGCCGATCTCGGTGCCGTCCAATCAATCGACCGTGCCGCTCGGCGCGCTGCTGCGCGGGCTGATCACGCGGCACGCGGCGGCCGATCCCGACGTGATGGAGGCGCTGACCAACCGGCTGGCCCGCGACGCCGCCGGCGCGATGGGCGGCATGACCGAGCAGCTGCGCACGGCGTTCCACAGCGCCGAGGATCTGCACGACCTGGCGCGGCGGGTGCACGCGCTGAAGCTGTCGCCCGACGCCTTCGCCGACGCGATGGCGCGCGGCATGGCGCTGGCGCACCTGGTCGGGCAGGCGGCGCTGGTGGAGGAGCTGCGTGCCGACGACGCTTGAAGCGATCGACCTGCCCTTCCAGGAGGCGATCGACTTCTTCCGGCAGAAGGAGCGGATCCCGACCGCGCACTGGACCGATGTCTGGCGGGAAGCGCACTCGCGCGGGTTCATGGTGGCCGGGGCGGCGACGGACGCGCTGATCGCGGATTTCCAGCAGGCGATCGCCAAGGCGCTGGAACAGGGCACGACGCTGGACGAATTCCGCAAGGATTTCGACACGATCGTGGAGCGGCACGGGTGGTCCTACAACGGCACGCCGGGCTGGCGATCGCGGATCATCTACGAGACCAATCTGAACGGCGCCTACTCGGCCGGCCGCTACGCGCAGCTGAACGAGCCCGAGACGCGGGCCGTTTTCCCCTTCTGGACATACATGCACGGCGACAGCGTGCACCCTCGGCCGATGCACCTGGCGTGGAACGGCACCACGCTGCGGGCGGACGATCCGTGGTGGGACAGCCACTACCCGCCGAACGGCTGGCGGTGCAGCTGCTACATCACCGGCACCAGCCGGCGCGGACTGACGCGGATGGGCAAGGACGGTCCCGACACCGCGCCGCCGATCGAGGAGGTGCCGTGGCGCAACCCGCACACCGGGGCGACGCACATGGTGCCGAAAGGGATCGACCCCGGCTTTGACTACAACCCCGGCAAGGCGTGGCAGGACGGCGCGGGGATGCCGCGCACGCCGCCGTTGCGGCCGGTGAACCCACAGGACGCGACGGGCGTGGCGGAGCCGGGGGTGTCCCAGTGGCCGCACGGCGGCGGGGAATGACGGTGCGCGGGTGACGGGCGCGCGGATCAGCTACACGTTCGACGATCGCCAGGCGATGGCGGCGATCGAGCGGCTGACCGCGGTGCGGTTCCAGGTGATGAAGCCGATCGGCCTGGCGCTGGTGCAGGTGGTGCAGGAGCGGTTCCGCGACGAGCGCGACCCGTTCGGGCAGCCCTGGGCGCCGCTGAGCCCGGCCTATGCGGCGGTGAAGCGCGGCAACCACATCCTGACGCGGAGCGGGCTGCTGATGCGGTCGATCACGTATCGGGCCTCGGCCGACGAGGTCGCGGTGGGCAGCAACCGGGTGTACGCGGCGATCCACCAGTTCGGCGGGACGATCGTGCCGAGGAACGCGAAGGCGCTGGTGTTCAAGCTGGGCAGCCGGGTGGTGCGCGCGAAAAGTGTCACGATCCCGCAGCGGCCCTATCTCGGGTTCGGGCCGGCGGATCGGCGCGCCGTGCTTGAGGTGCTGGAAGAGGCGGTCGAGGCGGCGATCGGTGTTTGAGGGGGCCGGGCATGACGAGGATGCGCTTTAAGAGCGATTAAGGGCGTCTAAGAGCCGGGTGCGCCGGAAAAGCGGGGCAGCGGGAGCCTGCCGCGCCTACGGGCTGGATTTCGCGGCTGTGGGGCGGTAGCGTCCTGGGCGCGCCGCCCCCGCACCGCGCCGCTCCCTATCGACCGATAGGGTGTCTGGCCCCCGCGCCCCGCGCGATCCTCGCGGCCATGCTCATCGCCTCTGCTCATACCACGCTTCCGGACGAAGGCGTCCCCGAGTGGGTGCACCTGGTGCCTGCCGGCACGTTCCGGGGCGCGGACGGCCGCGGGCCCTACCGCATGGTCGCGCCGCAGGCGGTGATCGACGCCAGCATGGCCGGCGGCGCGAGACTGCCGATCGACGAGAACCACGCCACTGACCACGCGATGCGGACCGGGCAGCCGAGCCCCGCGCGCGGCTGGATCGATCGGATGGAAGCGCGGCCGGATGGGTTGTGGGGCCACGTGGAGTGGACCGAGCCGGGGCACGCGCTGATGACCGAGCGCGCTTATCGCGGTCTCAGCCCGGTCTTCGCGCACACCCCGGACGGCGTGATCCTGAAGGTGCTGCGCGCGGCGCTGACCAACACACCGAACCTGACCCAGCTCACCGCGCTGCACTCCGTGTTGACCGCCGAGGAGCGCGACCAGATGCCGCCCGAGCTGTTCGCGTGGCCGGCGAAGAAGGAACTGCCGATCCGCGACCCGGCGCATGTCGAGCTGGCGTGGGACATGGTCGATCGCACCGCCGGGATGACCGCGGCGGAACGGCGGGAGGCGCGGTCGCGCATCCTGGCGCGTGCCCGGCAACTCGGGATGGACACGCGCAACTGGCAAACCGCGGCGCATGCCGCTTCACCTGGAGACGACATGGACCCCAAAGCGTTCCGTGCCGCGCTCGGCCTGCCGGAGACGGCAACCGAGGCGGACATCCTGGCGGCCGTGACGGCGCACGCCGCCACCGCCGCGGCGCACGCGACGGCGCTGGGGGCGATCGCCGCCGCCGCCGGCGTGGCCGCGTGGACCACCGAGGCCGAGCTGGTGACGGCGTTGCAGGCGCAGCGCGCCGGCGTCGGCGACGCGGCACAGCTGAGCCAGACGGTGGTCTCGCTCCAGGCGCAGTTGCAGACCTTGCAGGCGGGCGCCGCGAAGGAGCGGGCGATCGCGTTCGTCGATGGCGCGATCCGCGCCGGCAAGCCGATCGTGCCGCTGCGCGACCGCTACATCGCCCGGCACACGACCGACGCGGCGAATGTCGAAGCCGAGGTGAACGCGCTGCCGAGCATCCACGCCGGCGGCATCATCCTGGCAGCGCAGGCCGCGGCTGATCCGGACGAGGATCCGCTGACGGACACCGACATGCACATCGCCCGCCAGATGGGTCTGGACCCGAAGGCGTTCGCCAAGCATCGCCGTGCCCAGCGCATGGCGCGTGAGAGGGAGGCCGCCTGATGGCACTGACCGCAGGATTTCCGGTTGCGCGGCGTGGGACGTCGCGCGGCAACGACTTCGGCTACCCGGTGGCGGCCGGCGAGAAGGTGTTCCGCGGCGGCATCTGCGCCCTGACCGCCGCGGGCGCGATCGTCCGGCCGCAGACCGCCGGCGCGCTGATCCCCGCCGGCGTGGCGGATCGCGACCTGGACAACACGGCGTCCGCCGCGGTCAGCAGCATCGCGGTGGTCCCGCAGCGCGGGTGCTTCGCGCTGACGGTGCCCGGCGCCACGGCGGCCAACATCGGCGCATCCGTCTATGCGACGGACGACGGCACCCTGACGCTGGCCGTGCCAGGTGCCGGCTTCACCGCCGCGATCGGGACCCTGTCGGGGATCGATAACGGCCAGACCTATGTCCTGATGGCGGGGAGCTGATCCGCAATGCCCACCACGATCACGTTTCCGGTTCTGGCGAGCGTCAACGACGCCGTCTCCCTCGCCTATCTCGAAGGCCAGCTGTCGGTCGGCGCCTCGATCTATAAGCGGTTCACGTACGAGGCGCCGAGCACCGGGCGCCAGGAAGTCTATCCGATGTTCGCCGGCCTGCCGGGCCTCCGCGAGTGGATCGGCGACCGCGTGGTGCACTCGCTGAGCCTGTCCACCTTCACGATCGCGAACCGCACGTTCGAAGAGACGATCGCGATCAAGCGCGAGGATCTGGAAGACGATCGGCTGGGGCTGCTGAAACCGGCGGCGCATGAGCTTGGTCTGAACGCCCAGGTGCTCCCCGATCTGCTGATCGCGCAGCTGATGCGGAACGGGCACACCACGCTGACCTACGACAACCAGAACTTCTTCGATGTCGCGCACCCGAACTATACCGACACGGGCGCCCCGACCACCGTGTTCAACTACCAGGCCGGCGCGGGGCCGAGCTGGTATCTGCTGGATGTGAGCCGGCTGTTCCGCGCGTTCATCTACCAGAGCCGGCGCCCGTTCCGGATCATCCCGAAGTTCAGCCTGACCGACCCCAGCGTGTTCTACGACAACGAGTACACCTGGGGCGTCGATGGCCGAGGCAACGCCGGCTACGGGCTGTGGCACTATGCGTATCGCTCGGACGCGGCGCTGACGCAGGCGAACCTCAATACCGCGCGCACGGCGATGGCGACGCTGCGCCGGCCGGACGGATCGCCGATGGGGATCGCGGCGGGCAACGCCACGCTGCTGGTCGTGCCGACGTCGCTCTACAGCACCGCCAAGGGCTACGCCGAGAACGAGTTCGACCCGAACCCGGCCACCGCGGGCACGCTGGTGCCCAACCAGATGCGCGGGCTGGTGCAGGCGGTCGAGAACCAGTGGCTGAACTGACCCTGACGCGCTGACACCCTGACACCCTGGCCGACGCCGGCGAGCCGGCGTCCGCCCGACCGAGGAAGCCATGGCCGAAACCATCGTGATCTTCTGCGCCATCCCCGGACGCCACCGGGGCGGCCTGACCCATCCGGCGGCGGCGCAGTATCCGCTGGGCGCGCTCAGCCGGAAGGCGCTGGAGGAAATCGCCGCCGATCCCGTGCTGCACATCGCGCGCGGGGAGCTGGTGACGACCGCCAATCTGGCGGCGCTGCTGGCCGATAGCGAAGCCGCCGCCAAGGCGCCGACGAAGAAGGCCGAGCGCGCCTGATGGCCTATGCCGTGGTCCAGGACATGATCGACCGGTTCGGCCAGGTGGAGATGATCCGCCTGACGACGCCGGCCGATCAGGACATGGACACGGTGCAGACCGATCCGGTGGAGCGCGCGCTGGAAGACGCCTCGGCGGTGATCGACGGCTACCTGCGCCGGCGCTACCAGGTGCCGCTCGACCTGGTGCCGGCGGAGATCCGGCGTGCCGCCTGCATGCTGGCGCGGTTCGACCTGGCCACCGGCGACAACCGCGAGGCATCGGAGCGGGCGGCCCAGGACCGCAAGGACACCGTGTCCTGGCTGACCCAGATCTCGAAGGGCGAAGTGCTGCTGCCACTGGCGGAAGTCGCGGTGGGCGACCAGAGCTTCGCGCAGGTGCAGACGCGCGGGCCGGTGTTTGGCGCCAACGATTGCACGGTGAGCGTGTTCCCCGGTGACCAGCCGTGAGCGGCGCGCTGCCCGACCTGACGATCGTCTCCCCCGGCCCGTTGCAGCAGACCGGCGCGGCGTTGCAGGCGCGGCTGCGGATGGTGTTCCCCGAGCGGCGCTTCGTGCACGCCTGGATGCCGCCGCGGGTGGGCAAGAGCGACTGGAACCGACTGCTGCGGCGGATGCCGTTCGTCGGCCTCGGCTGGTCGGACGCCGATCCGATCAAGGCCACGCCGCGGCTGTTCACCGGCGCGAGCGGCTGGACCGTGTTCCTGGTGACACAGAACGTCAGCGGCGCGCGCGGGCTGTACTATGGCGACGCGCAGGGGCCGGGGCTGTTCGACATGGTCCATGCGGCGATCGCGATCCTGCATGGGCACACGATCGCCGGCGTCGGGACGGTGAACGTCCGCAAGGCCGGCAACGCCTTCGCGGAGAACTGGGACGGCGACGACACCGCGATGGCGGCGATCGACCTGGACGTCGGCATGACGCTGGCGCTGGCCGACGCGGTGAGCGGTGTGCCGGAGACGGTGCTGAGCACCATCGGGATCGAGTGGAGCTGGGGCGATCCGATCCAGATCGAGCAGACCGACACGATTTCAACAGGAGCGATCCCGTGAGCCGAGTTTTCGTGAA